CCCAGTTATAGTAGTTGAGCCATCTTCTCTTTTTTCAGTTCTGGTTTCAATGTTAAAATATCTTTTTTCCATAGTTATAGTTTTTTCCCATATATTTTCAACCTTTCTTATTAAAGGTTTATTTCTTTCTGTATCATAAAAGCTCTCATGCTTTTCCTCTTTTACTTCTTCTTTTATTTCTTCTCTTGCTTCCTCATCTTTTTGCGGCCCTATCGGATCAAATGATTCATCTCTCTCATCTTCCTCATTATCAATATCTTCCTCTTTATCATCTTCCATTTCTTCACTTGCATAAGTAAAAAGAATGTTCATTGTTTCTCCATTATCTCCCTCAACTTCAATTAATACCTCTCCTTTGCTATGCAATTCTTCCATTTGCTCTTTGGTAAAATTCATTGTAAAATCCACATCATCATTTATTGCATTTTGATAATAATCTTCATTATCTTTTTCTGCAGCTTCCTTTGAATCATAAATGCAAGCTCCAGTTTCGCCCCATTTCCATTTTCCGTTATCACATTCTTTAGCTGGCATCTTCTCCAATTTTTTCTATTGTTGTCATATTCATTTGCATAAAGTGCTTATCTCCACCCTCAATTGAGTTAAGATTTTCTTTTTGTCTTACTTCATTAATACTCATATAGCCATTAGTTATAGCTGTTTTGTAAGCTTCATTTCTACTTTTTACATCTCCTCTTAATAAAGCATTGACATTAAATTCAATAAATGTTTTACCTACCTCATTCGTTCTGAACAATTTATAATTCATTTCATTCTCTATTCTTGTAATGTAAGGCATAAGAGTATAGGTAACAAATTCCTGGCTTTGCATTTCTATATTGTTAAAGCTGGATTTGCTTAAATCTTTGAGCATGTGTGGGGGGATATTAAATATCCTTGCAACTTCCTCTATAGAAAATTGCCTACTGGAAATAAATTGCGCTTGATCTGGGCTTATGGAAATCGGTTTGAATGTAAGTCCCTCTTCTAATATTATTGTGGAGTTGCTATTTTTTAATTGTGAGTAAGTATTCTTAAAAGAGTTTTTTAATCTTTCAATCGCTTGCTCACTTAATGCTCTATCTGTAGAAAGTACAGAGCTTGGCTTTGCACCATTTTTGAAAAATGTACTCCCAAATTCTTCCACATTAAGCCCCCAGCTTAAAGCTTTTTTACATTGATCAATTGGGCTTATTCCATCAATTCCATTATCTGTTAAGGTTTTGAAATGCAAAACATCTGCTGAATCTAAAATCCCCACGCTATCTATTTGATAAAATAACTCTCCATCATTAATAACCACATCAACTGTATCTGGGCTGATAGGTATTAATTGAGTTGGCCTACCGCTTCCATCTCTTACAATTTGTACATAGCTATTGCCATCAGTACAAATGCTCATCATTATATATTCAAAAAAAGTTATTTTATTTTGGTATCTATTAGGGCGGTATTTTATTAAATCATAAATTCTATTTTTAGAATCTTCTAATTTATCGCCATTAGGTTGCTTTGTATATACCGAACAAGGTAAGGAAGAAACGCTTTCTGAAAGTAATCTGATTGCGCACCAAACAGCAGTAAGCGTTAGTGCTTTGTCATTATCAATTGTATTGCTATTTTGAAAAATAGAATCAAAAGATAATCCTCTTTCTTCCTTTTTTTTATTTGTTCTTGTAAATAAGTTTGTAATGAAATCGGTAATTGCCAATGCTATATAGTTTTAGGAATTTGCAAGAATAACAAATATAGTTCTTTTATCTATGCAACTTGGTTGCATTTCTTTTTATTCTTTTATCTCGGCAATTTCTGTAGCTATTATAGTCCGAATATTTACGCTTGCCAAAGTGTTTTTCATGCTCTATTTCAGTTCTTTCATACGCTTCCAAATAGGTTTTTGTTTCCTTTGCGTACTTCCAAAATCTATCATCAAATCCATTAGGGCTTAATAAAGCCAGTATTTCTAAATCTATTTTCATAATATTAAAAGGCCTCTATTATCATAAATGCTATCTCCATCTTTTTCCTCTGTCATATATTCAGCCAATGCGGATATAGTTGCTGCAACCCCATCAATTTTTTCTTTACTTTTTTTCTTACTTGGCTTGTGGTTATCGGCTGCATCTATTTCCAATTGCACATTTCCCATCATCCATCTTAATACTGGATTGCCATCATGCTGAATTTCTTTAGCCAAAATAAGTTTCTCCAGTTGTTTTGTTGGAGCTGATAAGCTGGCAAATCCCTGCCCTAATGGACTCATATTAGCTCCATCATTTACTAAATCTATAACGAGCTGGGAAGCATTCCAACGATCGTAACTTATGCTCTGAATCCTATATTTTTTAGATAGCTCATTTATCTTTTTTCTCACAAAAGAATAATCAGTTACATTGCCATCAGTTGCTATCATGTGGCCCTGCATTATCCAGCTCATATAATCAACCCCATCTCTATCTCCTCTGGCTTTAGCGTTATCTCTTGGAACAAAAAAGTAAGGCTTTATTTTGAAAATATTATCTACCCTAAAGAGTAAAACAAAAGCCGTTATATCTCGGGTTGAGGCCAAATCTAAACCGCCCCAAGCCGCCATGCCACTTAAATCTTCCAGCTCTCCCTGGCAATCCATCCAATCTTTGTCGCTCATCCATTTAACTTCATTCTCTGTCCATTGCGAAAGATGAAGCCGCCTAAAGGTATTCATGTAGCTTGGAATATCTAATGCCTTTTGGCTTTCTCTTTTCATGTATTCCTTTTTTAAGCTTACTCCATAATTAGGATTGGCTTTCTTCCAGGTTTCTTCCTTTGTAATATCATCTTCAATAGCTGCCTCATAAATTATAGGAAGAAATGAGTCATCTTTAATGCTGCCATCTAAAACTTTCTTTGCATAAGAATATACCTCAAAACAAACGCTTTGCTTATCATAGCCAGCTGTAGTAATAGCCACTACTAAAGGTTGCCGCCTACTACCAGTTGAGGTTAAAAGAGTATCCCATAAATCCCTATTTGATTGAGTATGCAGCTCATCAAAAATTACACAATTAGCATTGAAGCCATGCTTGGTTTTACTATCAGAGCTAATTGCTTGAAAGTAATTACCCTTGCTTTCATTTACAATTGAGTTTCTTAATACCTTTGATCTTGCAGAAAGTTCTGGATTATTTAGAATCATTTGCTTTGCAATTTCATGTACTAATCCAGCTTGGTTTCTATCTCCAGCTGCAGCGTATATTTCGCTCCCTCTTTCATCATCTGCAAAAAGCATATAAAGAGCAATGCCAGCTGTAAGAGTAGTTTTACCATTCTTCCTACCTACCATAATTAAGCAAGTTCTGTATTGCCTTAAATTGGTTTTTTTATTCTTCCATCCAAAGAGTTTTTTTACTATTTCCTTTTGCCATTTTTCCATAAGTAATAACTGCCCAGTTAGCTCCCCTTTTGTATGAGTAATAAATCCCTCAATAAAACTTACAGCTCTATCTGCTGCCTCTTTATCAAAATAATATTTACTCATTAATCAAAATAATTTATTTGAGTGTTATTAGTTATTTTAGGAGCTGAAATACTGCCTCTACTGCTGGGGGTAAATCCAAACTCTCTTGCAATCTTTAGAGCATTGGCTAAACTATCATTGCTAATCTTTACTTCTGGCTTGCTTTGGCTATGCCTTAAACTTCCATCTTCATTGTAGTAATGATTTACTCTACCTTTTTGCATTAGCAATTGCTCCATTTCAATATGCAAAGAAATAGCATTACAATAAGCAGCCAATAAAACTAAATCTATTTGATGTAACATTTGTAAATTCAAAAGCTCATTAGTTACATTGCGCCACTCAATTTGAGCAGTTTCTCTTAACCATTCTGGAGCTGGCGGCAATTCAGATAAGGTACTAACTTGCATTTCATTTTTAACCTGCCTTGATGCATCCAAAGTACCCTGCATTTCCTTTACCCTTGTAGGTAGTTTTTTTCTTCCTTTTCCCATTAGTTTTTTAAGCTTGGCTCTGTTCTTATTAGGTAAGGAATGCCCTCTTGCGTTTGCGTTTCCATATATTTTCCGCACTTACAAAGAGCTTCTTTTACTCTCCATTTTTTTTCTACAAAAATTAAAGTTTGCTTTTGTAATTCTTTTTCCTTTTTACATTTTTTACAGATGAATAAAGCCATTTGTTTGGTTTTAGTTTGAACTTAAACTGATATAACTACCCATATATCCAATTTTGCGATATCGATAGCGAAAG